CTTTTTTAACTCATCTATACTAGACGGAGAAAATGTTATTGTCTCTTCACCAACATCGAATTCAAAACCTTTAAACTCTGGTGTAAATACCTCTAACGTCTTAGAGTCGTAAAACTCTTTTTTTCTCGCAGTCTCTTCTTCATAAGATTTTGCGTCTGCTATGTACTGCTTATAGCCTTCCATTTCTGTGTCGGATACATTTGAAGCTGACGTTCCACTTGACTCAAGCGGTTGTTTGTACTTCTCCTGCATTTCCTTAAAGTAATTTTTAGCCTTAGCAATAGCTTTTTTCTTCTTTAACTTAATTTTCTTTATGTCTGACTCATCGTCTAGGTCTTCGTCAAAAGAATATTCTTCCATAATGGTTTCAATATCCTCCTCGTCAAGACCAGTTTCAGTGGCGACTAAATAATCCTTAAGTAAAGAATCAGGGTTTACCTCATCAAAATCTTTTTGTAGCTCTACATAGTCTTTGATGCCTCTCCCTGTATCTTTTTTGTATTTAAAGTAAGCGGCAACATCTTCAGGTAGTTCCTCCTGTGTTTCTCGCTCACTCATTAACTCGTCAAACGAGCTAATTTCTTTGTTATACCTTTTTCCAATATATGAAAGAACGTCTTCCTCTTTTAATTCAGCAGGAGACTCAACAACCTCTGGGGTCTCAATCTCCTCTGTAACCTGTTCTAGGTTCTCTTCATGCTTCTGTAAAAGTTCTGATTCTACTTGTTGAACAGACTTTTCCTCTACGGCAGTTACTTCTTTTACTTTGAATTCCATATGATTTAATTTAATTGATACAAATATAAGAAAAAAATAATACTGTTTTTAGACATTACCTTGGGTTAAACTCAGCTAAATCAAAGCCATCAAGACTGTCTTCATTAGACTCAAAGCTTACGGGTGGTAAATTATTTTTTCTTTGCTGTATTAGTTTTGATTGCTCAGTATTAGCTTGAGATATTCTTTTAGATTTTGCGCCCTCTCTTTGGTCTTCTCTTTGTGACAAAGCCTTCTCTGTCATATCCCTTAACCGTAGGTTATAGTTAAACTCTTCAGCCATTAACTTACTTTTTAATAGAGCCTCATTGTTTTGCTTCTCAATCTCAAAGGCTATTTCTGCCTGTTTTAGCTGCATCTTGCCTTGTATGTCTGCCTGTTGCTGCTGCATAATAAGCTGCGAACTTATCTCTTGAGACTTCAGCGCCTGCTGCGCCTGCATTGCCTGCTGCTGCATTGCCTGTTGTTGTTGCTGGTCCTGTAGAGCCTTGCGTTTTACCTTAAGTAATTGATTGGCGAGCTTGATGTTTTTAATCTCCCTAATATCAATAGCATCCTCTAAGTTTATATCACCCTTAGACAAAGCCATTTGTATGTTAGCCTCAAGCTGCGCCTTCTGTTCTTCGTCTGGTGCTATCTCGATAAATATACCAAAGTCATAAATATATAGGTCTTTTATTTCCTCTAGTATGCTTACGTTGTACTTCCCAATGGAATTAACAAAGTCGTCTTTAAAATCAGCGTATTGTAAAATGTCTGCCACCCTATATGTAATAGCCTCAGATAGGCTTCTATAGATATACAAAGAAGCGTCAAGTATGTGCCTTGTCGCTACGTTAGAGTTTAATGCCGCCAACTTTTGTAGCCCAACTAAAGAGTTAGGGTCAGGGGACGATGCATCTCTAGCCTCGTTTAATCCAGTCACCTGTCTTATCATTCCAAGGTAGTGGTTGTAGTTTGCGATAAGCATCTGTGTCTTACTAGCACCTGAGCTTGACTGCAACTCCTTAATAGGAACCTTCCCTTGGTTGTACTCCCCGTCCTGGGTATAACTCCTACCAATAACAGAACCCGTCTGGAAGTATAGCCTCAATGCATCTTCAGGGTTGTATGCGTTACCAGTCCCTAGGTCTACCTCGTTTAATCCATCAGCATCAATATATACACCATCTGGTACAACTCTAGATATTACCTGTTGTAGTTTTAAGTGTGTGATCTGTATTAAATCAGCAAATGGTATCATACGCCTTGTTAGGGACTCAATAGAACCCTTGTACATCCTAGGCGCAACCGCAACATAGTTTGGCAACGCGTGTTGCTGTGCTGACTTAGGTCTTACCATATTTTCGGCAAGCTCCCACTTTAAAATAATGTTTGTGCCCATAACCATGATACCCTCGTACCAAACGTCTATGGTTTTTTCCATCTTCTCAAACCTTCCCTCTTCCATCATTTCTACTGGAGGATTAAACTGGTCGTCTTTTTCAATTACCTTTGTTCCACCGTTCTCCAGTATCTTCTTTTTATACACCACTTTTTTAGTGGTCTTGTAATTAAAATACATCAGGGTAACGGTGTCCTTGTAAAAAATATCATTTTCGTGAAACTGAGCTTCGTTGTAGTAGTCATACCAACTTTGTGAGTACTTAGATATTTCCTCTAAATCCTCTTTAGTAAGTGACTGATCAATTTTCATTAACTCAGTTATTGGAAGTGTTTTAATCTCACCCCAATAGAAACAGTCTTTAAAGTGTGGGTCTTCTGTGTAGCTATAAACAATGTTTGCAGGGTCTACATATTTAATTTCAACACCAGCCCCTGGTAGGAACTCATGCTTTGCACATCCTATACCCAAAACTGTTAGGTCGTAGTCTATCCTTTTTCTTGTGTCGTTATAATGATTCTCAGCAAACACAGTGTTAATAGCCTCTTCTTCAGCTATTTCTATAGCTGGCTTATACTTAAGCTGCATGTATAGGTTTAACTCCTCGTCTGTCTGTGGGAGGTCATCTGGGTTCATAATAAACGGGTCTGCGCCTGTTTCTTTCTGAACAATTTGTAGTATATCTTTTGCTGCCGCTTGACCCTGTATCATGTCCTGATACTTGCTTCTTTGCGCCTGAGACATTGCATCCTCAGCATAAGCCTTAACGTCAAACAGCCTGTCGTTCATTCCGTTAACCACAACGTCAACAAACTTAGGGATAATTGGGACTGGTGTCCAGTCTAAGTTTAAATAGCTTAAGTCTCCATCAACGGCAAGTTCGTTTTTGTACTTACCTACGGACTGCTCCCCTCTTGCGTAAAGACGGAGTCTGTAAAAATCTCTTGATTGATTGTAAAACCTAGATCCACTTGTGTCTTTCTTAAACCACTCATATTGAATAGCTTGACCTATCTGTAATCCAAATTCATCTGTAGCCTTTTCTGCATCAGAAACAAACTGACTTGGAAAACCAGCAGATGAGATATTTATTTTTACGTCTTTCATTTATTTAATTATTTCACTACGATTTCCCTTATTGCTATATCTAGCAAAGTTAACAATAATATTTGATTGTTTTTTAACAGGCTGATAAAGGTGTTTTTGGCAAGCCATTATAGCTAACCCTGAGCTAATAGACGCGTCAAACTTCGTCCTATTGCTAATATCAAACTTCGCCCAGTCTTCTAAAGTTCTACTGAAAGGCATGTAACCCATTTCATCTGGACCTATTAAGCCTATGTAACTCTCAATGTCAGACTCAATAGCAGCCGCGTGAGCTTGCTTTACAGCCTCACTTGAGTTAGGTATACCCCCAAGCTCTTTCTCTGTCTTAGACAGCTTGTTTTTAAGTTTATCAGGTCTGTTAATGCTATACCCCCTGTACCCCCTATTTTTAAAGTGATACAAAAGCCTTGGCTTGTTGTTCTCTACTAAGATAGGCATTCCATAAAAAACACATGCCATTAGCACCTCCTCAAAAAATATCTCTGCCGTTTGTGGTCTGGCTATATACTCTAAAAAAAACTGATTGCTTGGACCGTCATCCATATGAAACTTAGTCCTGCCATGTAGTGCCCCATTTGAAGCACCACCACCTACAGTACCTGATATGTCATAGCTATCACATCCAAAGGCGCCCATGTGCTCGTTGGCAGGGAACCACTGTCCAGTATGGTTCTTGCGCTTCCTGTTCTGCAAATCTTTTTTAGGTATCCAGCCAAGAAAAAACCTACCCCTGTTGTTCGGTGTCCAAACAACCTCTGTGTCTTTTATTCCGTTCTTCCAAGAAAATGAACCCCTTGTTACATGGTGCTCCTGAATCAAAGAGTCGTTGTAGTCTATCTGCTGGTATATCTTTGTAAGGTTAAACAATGACTGCTTACTCTCATCCCTAAATGCATGCGACTCTGTTCTAGGAAACTGCCTGTAAAATTCATTCAACGCGTCTGGATCATTCTTCAAACTATCAACCTCATTATTCCAGTACTCAACAACATCATCCATAGGCATTCCGTAGTCGTCTATGTAACCCTCAAAGTTCCACTCCATAGGTATAAACAACGAATAAAGACCTGACTTTGTTTGACCGTTTGCACTCCTGTCTTTAGGGTCAGAGTCATAATATAATTTTTTAAACTCCTCACCACCCTTACTAAGAGCATTAGAGGTAGAACCCATCATACACTTTCCGATAATTCTTCTACCAAGACGGAGACAGGTTTTAGTTACGCGGTAGTTATTTTGTATGTTATTAGGCTTAAGCCACTTACCGCTTTCATCGTGCGCAAGTAGTAGTAGTTTTTCTCCATCATAGGAGTTGTCATCTGTGTTCTTCCAGTCAATCGTGGTGTCAAGACCCTCCATCTCATCATCGTCTATTAGATACATGTTTTTCTTTGTAATCTTAGACGCGGGTATCCTAAACGCTAACTCCGTTTTTGGTTTATCCATACCATCCTGAACAGGCTTAAAAAAGAAGGGATAGTTTTTTACAATAGGAACAACCTTGTCCGTAAACATTTTTTTAGCATCAGAACCTGACTTTGATAGTATTCCTATACGAGAGTTTTTAGATATTGTGCCTATGTTTGCACATTCTTCGGAAGCCATAAACGAAAATCCTGAACGCCTAATTTTTAGGTATATCATTCCAAACGACCTAGGGTCCGCCTTGCAAGCCTCCCAGAATATATAAAACACCCTGTTAGCCTCCCTAAAGTCTGGGTATCCAACATCAATCTTCGTCCACTGCAGGTACATGTACTGAGATCCAGTTATATACGTTGGCTTGCTGTTGTTTACAAACCAATAGCCCTGTTCCCTTTTATCAAACTCATCCTCGATATAGTCAACCCACTGAGCCTTAAAGGTGTTAGGCATTTCATTCCACTGGAATATAGACTGCACCTTAGACAACTGACGGGGTATGTCCCTCCTGTGCCACTTGTTTTCTTTTTTATCAAGGCTGTCTGGCTTTTTAGGTAGGGCTATACGGAGACCGTTTATGTCATAAACATCCCCGACCTCACCAGTCTTAGATATGATAACAACATCATACTTCTCGTCATAGCCATAAAGCCACGACTTGTTTCTGTTCTTTTTTTTGACTATCCCTTTCGGGATGTAGTCTTCCAGAACCGTATATAAACTATGAAGACCTTCGTTCTGCAAATCCTTGTTTTGTATCTAGTTTACTTGGTCCTCGCTCTTCGATTTCCATTAAATTTTTTTCATTCTCTATCCTAGTCAATATATCAAACGCATCGAATATTGCTAATTTTTTTGTGGCTGCAGCATTCTTTAGTCTATCTGCCGCAAGCTCATCTTCGTCCTCACCGTACTTTATAATGTCTTCCTTAGCCACCTTTATTAGTTGCTCTACGGCTTTCATTCCTGCCTGAATAATATTCTTCTTTAAAGTTTTTGGGTCTAGTACCATTTGGATTGTATTTGATTCTTGGTCGTTTTTTTCTTTTGGGCTTGTCACTCATAATTTAATTGTTATTTGATGGTCAAACATTCTATACAGCTTTTCTCCGTCCACCTCAAACTCATACTCACTCTCAGGCTTAAACGTAACCCTGTCTCCTGTGTCTATTCCTTGAGATCGAAGGTAGTCGTTGCTGTACCTAACCTCACCCACCAGAGGCTCCTCGGTCAATGCCTTGTATATGTAGTAGTCCTCTGTAGGCACTGGCTTTATGAAACAATACCTGTCGTAGGAATTCCAACTGTCACCATTGTGATACATATAAAACTGGTCTGGCTCTACAAAAAATAGGCTGTCCATGAAGTGACTCCTTCCACTTTTTCGCCTTCCCTGCATGTCGTTGTAAAACTTAAATACGTTGTGGTGCACCAGGAGTTTGTCGCCTGGCTTTATAGGTCCGTTATATGCTATGGGTGTAGACACAACCTCAGCTATCCTGTTGGATGCCATATGATTCTCTTCAGAGGTGCTGGTTATAAAATCAACGTCACCTATTTTTTTAGTGTTGTTGTACCTCCTGTTGTCTAAGGGTTTAGCAATAAATAAGTATGGTGATCTCATCAGAAGTTTATGTTATACTCGACAGACACAGGCATATTAACAAACTGCTTCCACAGCATAACCTCTTTTTTATATGCAGACTCAATCCATATCTTAAACGAGTCTTCATTGTGGTCATACCTGATAAGGTGTATTACGTAGGTTCCCTTTAAAACTTCTTGCCCGACAACGTAGTGCATAGCCCCCCCTTTATAATCAGGACCTACCGCTATCTTCCGAATATCATTCATTTAATTAAATTTAATTTATAACAAATATAAGCAAAAAAAAATACCCCTGAATTAACAGAGGTACTTTGTAATATTAGATTGTTATTTATGGGTAAAGAATTACGCT